CACCGCGTCTGGTCCCATCAAATGCATAACGTCAAACATCTCTCCATAGTTATGATATGGACCATAAAATCTATGGTAATGCTCAGTGCTATTTTCTGGATTATCTTGGTTGTGCTGTAACCAAGATGATTGATCTACTATTGGAGAATTATCTCTAATGATCCATTCAAGCCTTCCCCACCTAGATCCAGGCACGCCAGTTAAAAATACAGTTTTCAATTTTTACTCCTCAATTATAAAGATACTGAACCTACAGGTTTACAAATGTAATCAACCGTATCCCAAGATCCATCTACTGGCACTTTTATATATTCTGCAAGCATAGTTTCACACTCAGCTTTAGTATCAAACCATTGTACGTCTTGATCTAAGCAAGTTGAACCAGCACAAACTGTCAGCAATATATGCCAAATTATTTGCATGTCTTAAATTTTCACCCACTCAACGTAATTTCTATCGTTCCGTTTGCCGTGATCATAAATCCATTTTTCTAATCTAAAATTATACTTATGACAAAAATGAATATTTTTCATTATGTTCCAACTATAAAAAGGTATAGCTTCAGATCCTTCCCAAGGATGATCATTGCCATTAGGATTTTGACGCCAATGCACAGTTTGTCCAGGCTTTACCATATCACCAAGCTTTTTCATGTATTTGTCAATATGATATTCTGTACCAAAATTAATACTTCCTAAGATAAAGTATCTATCAAAGTCCTGCTTAGGTACAAAGTCTTCCCAAGATACTACTTCATCTGTATTTGTTTCAATATAGGGATCAATTCCATACAAGTTAGGGAAGTGTTCTTTAAGCCAATTATGACCACATCCAATATCTAAAATACGTTCATTTTTATCTATGGTTTTTACTAGCCATTTATATGACCATTCATATTGTCTTGTGTTGGCTTTCCAATTATTAGCCCAATAATTTTTTATTTCACTCATATGTCGATGCACCCATTTTATCTAAATTTTTATGTGTATTTTTAACAACCTTTTGATTAGGCATAATAGAAGAAAGCAAGAAAAACTTAAATATAGTTTTTGAATCTTCTTCAGGATTTCCAGTTAAAAACTGATCAATACAATAGCAGTTGTCGATATGTTTAACATCTTCTAAATGTTTAGTACCAATCACAACACAGTTTTGTATTTCGTTATCGCCAATTAATCCCCATACATAATTTCTTAAGCCTGGGTCGCTTGGATATTTTCCATCAGCAGTAACTACAATATATCCTAAATCGAATTTATATATTTCTTTTAAGATGAATTCTGCAGCCTCACCGGTTTCTACGTATAGAACATTTTGCATATAAAAAGGATGTTTCATATTACTCCAATCTCTTGCGCATATAGCAATTAGGTCCGAACTCTACACCTTCAGTAAAAAATTCGCTTACTTGAACAAATCCAAAATTCTTATATGCAAACAGTGAGTTTTTTCTTGCCATAGTCCAAAGCATATTACAATTTTCACTTAAAGCTTGCTTTTCCAATTCTTCCATTAACAAAGTAGATATACCTTTTCCCCTATGTTCTTCATCAACTCTTACACCTCTAAGTCTATATTGATATACACTAGATCTGTAGCCGGATATTACACCTACTAATTCTTCTTTATCGTAACATCCAAAATATGATGGATTGCTCGCTAAAATCGATTCATCTACTCCACCTAGGTATACAGAAGCATTAACAGGTAAAATGTTTTTCTTTCCTGGCCAAAGTAATTTCCACTTAGGTAAAATTTCTTCAAATGTTATTTTGGATATTTTCATATTATTTGTTAATGGACATGCCTATGCTTTTATATTTCCAACTTATATCTGTTCCACCAATCTGTAATGCTAATTCTTTTAGGTGTTCTTTTTTAATTTTATATTTTTGAGGGTATGACAACCATTGGTGAAAAATATCTGAATCTGCATACATATTAAACCAAGTGTTTTTATTGTCCTGCGACTCACACCAAAGTCTATATGAGCCATGTTCTTGTAAAAACAATCTGTATATTTTGTCTTCACCTTCAAGTCTATTCCATTTTTTAGTCCAATATTCTAAAAGATAATCGTAACCTTCGCCACTATATTCTTTATCAAATCCTCTCATCATACGTTCTTTAAGAAATGACGAGTTAACAGAAACCCAAAATTTTACTATATCCTCTACATTAGGTTTATGTATATTAGTAATATATGAAAACAAAAGCTGATCTTTAGGAGTGTGTGCACTTAGTTCGCCGCTGTAAGCTCTAGTTCCTTTTCCTCTTACGGCCTCTTGCTTTACATTAAATGTACCATCTCTCCAAAAATCATGATTGAATTGATTAGTAATATATTTTTTTCTTCCTTCAATTTCATACTTTTCAATATTCCAACCATGCTTAGTAAACTCTTCGCAAGCTTTAATATCCACCATGTTTCTTACATTTTCACTATGGACTTTTACTAAACGAGGATTCTTATTGTATTTACGTAAAACTTCTGCAACCAAATAAGAATCTTTACCTCCACTAAATGCTACAACTGGATCTGATTCTGTAATTCTATTAGCAAAATTACTAACGTATGTTTTTAATAATTGATAGTCTGGTTCAACTGTAGGAGTATTCATGGAATCATGATACATGTAAGAACCAACTTCAGTTACGTAATGATCTGGTTCGACTCTCTTAATAGACTCATACGGTGTAAAAGGACCAACAGTATGAGTCTTAAGTAATTCTATTTGAGAGTGCCACACAGTATCAAGAGTGTTGTTTTCCCTAACCTTTCTGATTTGATCAAAGGAAGATGTGACGGAGTCTTGATTATAGTACAAGTTTGTTGTGCACAAGTGATCACACATAAAAAAGTATTTTTTATCTTTTATATAGACATAGGCAAATTGACCTTTTGGTATAAAGTCAATGCCATTTTCAATAAAACCTATAACTTCTAGGTCCGTATAGTTTGAATAACCATACGCCCAGAAATTTTTATATTCTCTGAATTGTCTTTTAGGATTAGTGTTTAGAAACTTCATCCATCATGCTGCCTTTTCAAATTGTAGGGGATTCATTGGATTAACTCCAAGCATATTTCCCCATTCAGAATAATAATGTCTCATACCAACTTCATCATGTATAGTTCTATTTTCATGTCTACCATGAAGAATGTTTCTTGCCTCAGTACCTTCTCTCATTGTAGTACCTTGACCTGCAACACCAATCAAATCTTCATGTAGGTTACGACCGAATGGTCCCCAAATAGAATTATGATGTTTGATTCTTGTTTGTCTTTCTTCTGGAGTATCTTTACGTAGACCATAACCACGGAATTCAATAAGAACTTTATTAGGTCCAAGTGGTGTTACTGAGTCTGAACGATACGCGGAACCCCGTAAGTTGAAATTAAACCCTGGGAAGAGGTCGACCATATACCACTGGTTGGGCGGCAGATTGGGAAAAGATAACTCCCCTCTATCCTCAAACCCGTCATACTCTTCATAGTTAACAGTAAAGCTAGACACGTTAACGTGGCCATTATCAAAAGCAATATTTTTTCTAGCGAAATATTCATCATTAAATCCACTCACTCTATTAAAGTAGTGCATGAAGTCGTGATAGAATTCACTGTTAGTATCATGCCACAATTTATAGTTAGTATCAATCACAGCTTTGTGATAGTGAAAGACTTCCATTTCTTCTGTATCAATAGCATCAGCGATACAATCAAATGCACCTGCTGTCCATTCATCTACACTTTGTGTAGGATTAGAATTCAATGTTGTCCATACCATTCCACCATGCCTGACTTCAGTGTGCAGAGGAGTATAGTCATCCATTAAGAATTGAACTCTTGTCATTGATCCAGACGGAGTACTAAACTTCCCAGGATTCAAGTATGTTTTAATATTGTCGCCGTTATTAATTGCTATAACGTTTTGTCCAGCAATCTGAGTTGTCCTAAAGTTACCTGCTTCTGGAAGCTCAGATTTGTGACACATAGGTACCCACACTTTTGAAAAGATTTCTTCTTGTTCGCGTAGATAGATGCTATGATCGTTATAACATTCACTAGAGATATATTCTATATTCGGGGATTCTAACCACTTCTTATGATTTCTCGGTGCCATATAGCTCTCCTTAAATAAGTTGCCGGATTCTGTTTCGAGGCTCCGGCGGGCCCAGAGATTATGCCGCTAGGCGCATCTCAGGAGCAAAGTTATCGTTTGCATTTACGTTTTTGATTCTCCACTGCCTTCTTGTATCTGTCGATCCTATTTCGCCCCCATCATAATAAGTCTTGCATGCCGCGGTGAATAATTGTTTATGCAAATATATTCAACGCAAAATTTTCTAAATTGCCAAAGTAGTACTTCGTCCATTATTACCTCAAGACTTATTATGGTGGAGGCGGCGGGTACTGCCCCCGCGTCCAGCCTACATCCATCCAGTTTCACTGAATCATTTTTATTTATACTAGTATTATACCATACTTTTTTTTGAATGTAAACCACTAATTTTATAAATAGTAATAGAAAATCAATGGAGAAAAACATGCGCAACTTTCTCGCGGTTGCTTTTTTTGTAATGATTGCCGTGACCCAGGCAAGCGCGCAAACTACTTCAAATGTTAATACAGATTCAAAGTCTAATTCAACTGTAAATACAGATGCTAATTCTAAGACTATTGTTATCTCGCCACCACCTTCGGCTATTAGTCCAAGTATTGGCTCGTCATCATCTGATCTCTGTTTATCTGGAGTCTCAGGTGCTGTTCAGACTCAGATCCTTGGTGTATCTACTGGGGAAATGGTCCGCGATGAAAATTGCGAAAGATTAAAAATATCTAAAACCCTATATGATATGGGTATGAAAGTGGCTGCGGTGTCAGTCCTTTGTCAGGATCGTAGAGTATTTGATGCAATGGAAATGGCAGGCACTCCTTGTCCATTCTTAGGTGAAATTGGTGACAAAGCAACTGACGGTTGGAAAGATAACCCAGGTCGCATACCACCAGCTGAAGTAGTGGAGACAAAGGATGACGTTCAAGAACGTAATGCAAAGATTGGCGCTGGTATCGGTGGCCTTGCTTTGCTCCTACTCTTACTCTAACGCGCAGGTTTCAACCGGCACTCCAATATGCTCGACAGATGGAACTACTAATCCTTTGAATAGTAGCGTTAATGGCACGTGTATTGATCCCGTAGATAACACTATTAAACCTATTGGCAATCAAGGCGACTTTGGAACAGGTGGTCATAGCACTGGTAATTCTCATAATCAGAAATATGTGTACTCCACACATGATGAGTACATTATGCACTTTTCATATACTCCTGACACTTGGATTTCTAACTTTGCTATTAATCAAGCTCTTGCAGGTGCAGGGTTTGATATTACAGGTTATGTAGCAGAATGGCAATGGAAAAATGAAAACACTAATACAGTAAACGGTGTTTGTAATGCACAAAAAGTAAATGGTGATTGTTTAGACGATTTGATAATTACAATTGACGCATATGCAAGTGGCGTTAATATCTATAGCGATGAATGGGATTACAGCCAGTCAAAATCAAATGGCTGGACGCTTGAAGAAGTTGTAAGCTTTACTCCACAAGCATTAATTCCGGGAACCCATATCGATGAAATAGAAGTTACCATATACGGTGTGGATAACGGGTTCTGGCAAGGTATGTATGGACCTAAGGTAATGAACTTTGGTGGTTCATTAATTCTTCAGCCTGATGGGTGTACACTAAATGGTGCTATTTCAGATCCTAGCTGTCCGGGATATGCTGCAGCATTGTTTAACCAACAGTGTACTGCTAACCCACTATTTGATCCTAGCTGTAAAGGATACTCAACTGCAAATCAAAATTTAATTTGCAATCAAAATCCTGCAAGTGATCCAAGCTGCCCAGACTATTATATCGCAAATTGTAATTTAGATGCTTTATACGATCCAGGATGTTCTGGATATGCAGACGCATACTTTGATGAACAGTGTTCTATGGATGCGCAATATAGCGATCAATGTATCGGATTTGTCGATTTGTCTATTGACGATGATGCAGTTGAAATATATGACCCAGTAGTAGAAAACGTTTTAGAACAAGAATATAGTGAACCTATTTACGCTGCAGATATTCCAACCTTTGAATTTGAATACGTAGAAGAAAACGTTCAAGAAGAACCAGATACTGCATCTTATGGTGACGAATTTGAAGTATTAGACGATGACATTGAAGCAGAAATTGCTGCTTTAGAAGCTGAAGGCGAAAACGGAGACGGTGAATTAAATTTAGAAGATGACATTGAAAACGAAATCACACAATTGGAAGAATCAACAAAGGAAGCAGATGCAGAAGATCCTCGTAATGGTGGTAGAGGAAAGAATATGGAGGATGACATTGAAGCAGAGCTCGCGCAATTGGAGAAAGAGTCGGATACCGAAGAAGGGAAGTCAGAGTCCACGAATGACGATGAATTACAAGTGTCCGATAATACTAATAGGCCCGACGGAGTGGTCAAACCCAGTGGAAAAAAAGACACACGGAAAGCCATACCTAACAAGACTACTTCAAGGCGGGACAAAATGCGGATGCTCATCGCACAAAAAGCAATAGAAACTACTAGGGAATTAGAAAACGCTATTAGTTTTGAGCAATCACTGGACATACAACGTAGACTACTTGCATTGATTAGTTATGTTCCAGATTTTAAGAATGAATATGGTAAAAAAGAAATCAATCAAGTTAACTTTTATCCACCAAAACCAGTAGTTGATCATGCATATGCCAGATGGTTCTTAAATGATCCTACCTTTGGTGCAATGGAAGATTCACAATACAATTTTAATTAGGAGCAAAACATGGCTGAAATAGAATACGGCGGAATCAAAGTAGGAGGCAGTAAGCTCCTATTAGTATTGCCACTTATTGGAACATTAGGCGGAGGTCTCTGGGGAGGCTTTGAGTTCTATAAAGATTATACGGATATGAAAGAACAAATCCAAAACTACGTAGCACCTGACTTATCAGAGTTTGATAAGAACCTTGCAGTACTACATGAAGAAATGAAAATAACAAGAGAAGAAGTTGTTATTATTCGTGATGCGATTGGTGAACAGGTAGACTTTATGCGAGATACTAAGCATGACTTACGAGGTGACTTAGTTCGTATGGAAAAAATCTTAGATAAGGTTGAGAATGATATCGATAAAGTAGAAGATGAAGCTCAAAATCTCATGGACAGAACTAAATCAGACGCAAGAGCTATGATCGAAGATGCTAACAATCGTTTCAACGATAAAGTATCTGGCATGGAAGGTTATGTCAAAAGAGAACTAAATTCACTTGAAGAAGATCTTAATAGAAAACTTCAAAAATCTTTAGATAACCCACTCGCCAATAGGTAAAGACAATGGTAGAAAAAAAATTAGAACCAGGATCTAAATATAACCATCTAGATAAAGATGGTGATGGTATTGTAACTGATGAGGAAATGATGATGGAAGCAAAAATGATTGAGCTAGAAGATAAACGAAGTGATATGGAAAATGAAGATAAAAAGCAAGACGCACAAAGAAACATGGCGTGGTTTGCTTTATGGGGAATGCTACTATATCCTATAGTTGTTGTTTCTGCAACATTGGCTGGTTTAGACAAAGCAGCCTCTATCTTAGGTGATATGGCTGCTGTCTATTTCGTATCAGTTGCTGCTATCGTGGCAGCATTCTATGGTAAAGAAGCTATAGAAAAAAGAAGTAAACCTGCTCCTCCTAAAAAGTTTTAGGAAGTAGATCTATCATGCATAGCTAATGCAATAATTCCATAATGAACAACTTTAAGAAGGTCTGCTCGGTTTAGACCTTCTTTTTTTCCATATCGCTGAGAGTACTTAAGTACATTACCTAAAGCGAATCCCATACCATGACCACAGTCTTCAATGATCTGTGTAGCTTGATACTTGCCTTGTGAGTAATGAGCATCGTATGTTCCGTCAATATAAGTCTTAATTTCTTTTAGAAGATCACCTTCATTAAAAGCGTATTCAGGATCTGGACCTACGAGATTAATAATATAGTCTTGATCAGTCGCAAACTCTTCAGTTGATGAATCAAAGTTAAATTTGATTTGACGATATTCGTCTTCCACCGCAGCGCCAGTGTATTTAATTGTCATTCGTGTACTCCATAATATTAGGGAAAATTTTACTAATTGCTTCTGCGCAAGCTATAGCTAATTCAATGTGTTCCTTTTGAGTTCCATTAGCAGAACGCAAATCAATGTAATGAATCCAGCTTCGCAGAGTTCCATTAACATACATGCGAGACATGGTACAACCTTCTGGTAATACCGCTCTTGCTTGTTCTTTTGCAATGCCATTATCAATTGCCCATTTATAAACTTCAAGAGATTTACTAATAACCTCCTGCTGATGAATATCCCACTGGTCTTGGATATGTAACGGTGCTGCATCAATCGAGTTCTGACGATTCTTTGGATCTTGCAATCGAGCTCCACGTTTAACAAATAAAAGATCCTGTGTAGGATCAGCATATCGCTGGCTAAACTCTTGGAATGAGAATGAACGGTGACGTAAGAGTTGACGACCAATATCTCGTGTAGTTTCAATCTCTAAGCAAGCAGACACCATTTCGAAAGGCGACCAATGTTTGTGTTGTGCAAGATAATGTAGCAATTTTGTCGACGTTTCCTCGTTAATTTGGTTTGAGGGATTCGAGACACGGGCGCAATAAGCGATAAGTTCTTGGACATCGTTACCGACATGTAAATTCTCCGTTGTTTGCGAGTAGCTAATTAATCTAGCGTTCATAGTGAGACCTTTTATAATATTCATCTAAGTTTTCTATTTTATTGTAATGATCAAGTGCTTTTTCGAAAATTAGCCTTTGACCTTTTTTATCCGGATGAGGATCAAATAAATCAGGATGATGTTTAGTTTTTGTTGTAACCATTATGTTTTCATGGTATCCTAAAACATTCACATTTTTTCTAAAGCCATTTTTAATATCATCTTTATAAACCGTGTGAAGTTTATTTGGTGTAAGTCTACGAGGTACATACGAAAACATACCATTAAAGTCATACGTTGTAGAACATAATATATTTTTATTTATGTATTTAATATTAGATTTTTTTTCTACATATGGTTTTAAGAATTGATTTGAAAATCTTTTGCCAATATAGTTATATCTAAAATATCCATTAAACTCTGGCACTAGTTGCATAATAATTAATTTAATATTTCGTCTATCACAAACATCGTGTAAAGCTAAAATGTAAGATACAGTTTCATCAATAAAATATGGAATATTGTAATGGTCAATATAAGAATATCCTGCTAAGTCATCTATTTT